TCAGGACCGTCTTTGGGGTCATAAGGCTCGGGAAGTGGGTTGTAGTAGTTGTTCCACACGTTTTCAAAGGACTCGGGGTTGTCTTTAGGGAGGAAAGGAGTGGGGTCACCTGTTTTATCGAACTCAGCTTTCTCCTCTTCGGAAGCCCCCTCGATCACGGAAGGAAGATTTCCTTCTTCTTTTCTACCAGTAGGGGCGGATGTTCCACCAATAAACTCTTGAGCCATGTCCCACAAAAGTTTAGTAAGCGCAGTCTTGGGGCTCACCTCAACGATGTTTCCGTCTTCATCAGCAACATATTCGTCGTCACTAATTAAATCGTCTAGAGCCCTGAGTACTGCGGCTTCACGCTCTTTGGGGTCGGAGCTCTCTAGTCCTGGATAAGCCTTGAAAAGATCTTTAATTGCCGCCTTAGTGCGGTCATTAAGAACCTCGCCATACTCCTCTTGGAAGTCGTTAAGAAACTCTTGCCCCCACTCTTCTGCCCTGATTTTGTCGAGCAGATACTGAGTGGCAATGCTGTCATTGTCTTTACCGGTAACAGTGAAGTTTCCGTCTCTATCTAGTGCAAACTTGGAGCGCCCCCATTGGGTGTTCCAAGCCTCGATAAGAGCAGCCTGGCGCTTGCCTGGGTCATCACTAAGAATGTCGGGGAATTCTCGGGCAAGCTCAGTCTCTGCGTCAAAGGCTCGCCCTTCACCATAAACGACGCTGACAAATTTATCTGCTACATCGACACCGAGCTTACGAACCAAGGCATAGTACAGTGCTTCTGCAGGCACCGGCTCGTCGCCTTCTGCAAACTCTAGATAGCCAAAACCGTTGGGGTTCTCGAGGGCTTCTTTAAGGGCTGCCTGCAGCTCTTCCTCTGAGAAACGTTGAGCCAGCTCTGCGGGGTCATCGGTGAAGTCAGGTGAGGTTTGCCCTTCTGCGCCGCCTGTAGGCGTGTAAAGCTCTTCTCGATTTAAATCGTAGTAGCCTTCGGGGGTGCTAACCTCATCGCCGAGAGAGATAATAAGTCCAGGAGTTTTCTTTCCGTCTGCAATATCTGCGTCTGTAGCAAACTCACCAAAGTCATTTACCCACTCGTTGGGACCACGCTTACGCCACCTATTGCGGCGGTAAAACTCTTTGGCTTCTTCTAGGGCTGCTTGGTACGCCTCTTCAGTCGCATAGGGCTGCCGGGGAATGTTGAGGTTATCAATTTCTTCATCTGAAGTCCCTACAACTGTGCCCTCGGGGAGGTTTTCCAGGGCCTCAGGAGAAAGATCTGATGGACGCATGCCTAGTTGCCCCTGTTCGTAGGCCTCTGGCTCTTTCTCTAGAGTAATGTCCTTACCCATGTTGAGAATGTCTTCATCAGTGAAAGAAACTGCAGGGTCTGACGTAAAATTCTCTGGGTCAATCTCGCGCCAGTCGTTTTCGCCTACTTTTACAAAGAAGCGAGGAGGTTGATCGTCTTCTCCAGGTATAGAAATAAGGGATCCGGGGCGAAGCTCGGCCAGCTCTTCGGGGGTCAGTGGACCTCTGGGGAGTCTTGGTTTAGAGGATTCTCCTGATACTTCCCCACCGGGGGGTCTACCAGGACCAAATTCTCCAACTCGGTCAATCTGCATAGTGCCGCTCTTTTTTTGCACCTCAGCATCTGTAAAGATTTTGCCGTCCCACCGACGCCACTGGTTATACCCAACCTTGCGGAACTGGGTCATAACGTTAAAAAGTCTTAGGTGATCATTAAGCTCACTGCCGGTGGGAAGCTCGCTAAAAAGCGAGCCTGACATCATTTTAGTAAATGTTCCGGGGCGTACCTCGGGTCCTGTCGCAAGTCCCGTAAAAGGAGAACTATCTTTACCACTAGTTGCGGCCATCTCTGAGACTTGATCGTTAGTGTAAGTCTCTCCGGTCTCCAGGTCAACCCACTCGTCAGCACCAGTTTTTCGTAGCTGTCGCTTTTTTGCTGTTCCAAAGAGAGTCGAAAGGAATCCTCCGAGATATTGCTCCATCTCTGATCCAACGCGCATGTCCGCAATTTCGCCGGGGTAGACACGACGCCCAGGGATTGGGTAGGGAGCGTGGCCCTCGTTAGGGCCGTTGGAGCCCCAGCGGCGTCCTGTTCCGGGAGAGCGTCCGCCTCCGCCAGGAGCGCGGCCTCCTCCGGGGCGGGGCCTTCGCCCAGTGCCGGGAATGCGGGGGTTCCAGGGGCCCGGGAGGGGGATGCGCATCGGATAGCTGTCCGGCCGACGCCCCTCGAGCAACTCTCTTGTTCCGTCAGGTCTTACTCTTCCCCCGCCATCAATAAGGCCGGGTTTATCCGGAATAATAAAGCCGTGTGGATCGACTCTTCTATTATCGGGGCCGCGTGGGCCCTCTTCGCGCCTAGTGGGGTCAAGGTTATCCCGCCTACTCGGGTCACCAAGTTTGATGTAAGGGGCTGGTCTATCTTCGGCTTCGTACCGAGGCTCATCCTGACGAATGTAGTCTAGGGTGTCCGCCCAGCTCTGGGAGGCCGCAAAGATGTCAGGATTGCTCGCGTCGTCTGTACGGCTGACAAACAAAACCGGCTTCTCTGGGTCAAAGCTTCCGTTTTCACCAGCGCCACTAGTTTTAATCGGACAGTTATCGCCCTCACCGGCTGCGGTGAGCCCACAAGACTGCTCGGCTTCCTGAGCCAAGTTAAAATTGTCTCGGGCAACGGGGGAAGACCCTGAGTCAAACTGCCGGACAGTATAATTTTCGTCTTCGTACACTGTACCAAAGTCGGCGTCTTCGCCATAGTACTCTTTTTCCTCGGGAGAGTCGACATCAGCTCCGTCGGCAACTTTATTAAAGCCACTGGGAGCATCAGGACGAATTAAGTCTTTTTCGTCGATGACGGGGTCGCCAGCTTGGACCCGAGCCTTTTGAGGGCTGTATCCGTCCGGGGCGTTTGGGCTAGGCAAGTACGCTTTAGAAGACTCGGTTGCAGATGCTGGAACACGGACAAGGCTTCCGGGAGAAACTTCCATATCAAAATAGTCATTTTTTTCACCAACACCCGGACCAACAGTACGACCAGTCAGCCTGCGAACAGCACCTGTGCTGCCCTTGACCAATACACTAAGGCCACCGCCCTCGAAAGCAAAGCGACCCTTACGGTCACGACGCTGGCGCATCCAGTAACCCTTGTTAGCGCCTAGGCCGCCGGTAAACGCCGCAATCAAGGCTCTTACAGGAATAGCCCCCTGGGGGCTGTTCTCAAGCCTGGTTGCGTAATATTCGCGCTCAGCAGAGCCCTCAGGAGCCGTAAGCATCGAGGCAACCATGGCACGAGTTTCCTCGTCTTTAATAGACGGGTCGTCGGCAATCCAGCGGGCTTTGGCGGCGAACAGATCTTGGTTACTCAGCTCGTGCTCTGCGGAAGACCGAGGGTGGGCAACGGGGAGAAGATCGGTGTGCTGGACCGAGGCGGTAACAGCCTTGTCTTTCTGAAGCAAAACAATAAAGTGAGAAACATCTGTCAAAGTAAGATGTTTACGAACAGAGAAAGGATGGTTGTCTAGTTCCCGGAGAGTCCGCCTGGCAACGTCGAGAACTACTCCGTCTGTGGCAACCCGGGTGCCCGTATAGCCCTGGTTGGCATCATGTGCAAACTCCAGAGCCGCGTCAATAATTTGATTATTCTCGTCCTCGAAGGAACCGTGATAGTTAAGGGGGGAGACGGGAATATTATCAGACACTACCTGTCCTCCCAGTCTGCAGGAAGAAGGTGTACATCAAGGCTACCAGCGGGGTTTAGCGCAAGCTGCTTTGCCCGCTCAAACGGGTCTTCTCCGTTTCTAACTGCACGCATCCAAGCCGCCTTAATGGCAAATTCTGCGTCGTATCCCATACCCGAAGCCTCTGTTAAAGCGATGACTGTTTCTTCTACAGAATTATACTCTGAATAGTCCTTTAGTGAGATGGCCAACTCGCCGGAAGCGTCCGCAGAGGCAAGCAAAAGATCGAGAGACTCGGGGTCTCGAAGGGGGACTTTGTCTCCCTGGACGGCCCCCTCGGGCAAAACAGCAAAGCGGCACTTGCCCTCTGGTTCAACACTGAGACTGATGATTCCGCACTGGTCTCCGCCTTGGTAAAAAACGCAGTTTGAACACTTAACGCCAATTGCGGCGTCTTCGTTTTCGTTTGCGGGAGTGTAGCCCGCCCAAACGCCGTCACCGTCTTGGTCAAACTTGCCGTGGACTGCTACAACCTCCGCCAAAGCATCTGCTAAGGCTTGCTCTTCGGGTATCAGCCCCGATGCAGTAAGGGTAGAAGCGCTTTTCTTTGAAGACTTAGGGTGTGCAGCGGGAAGAAGGTCGTTATCCTGAGTGTAAGCAGCCTTGGAGGGCTTTCCAGAGCGCAAAAGCTTGAGGAAAGCGTTTACTCGAGCCATTGCCCACTGATTGCGAGTCTTTCCGGGGCGGTGTGAGGTACTGTAGGCACCAGCTCCACGGCGGTAGACTGCCTTGAGCATCCTTGTGGTGGCCTTACGGCCCTTTTTAGCGGTCTTGTTGTGCTCTTCAACCTTGTTTTTAATGGCTGTCTCAGTTTTGGCGTCAAAAGTAATTTTTTTATCCCCGGATGCAGAACCTTTGGGGTTTTTCTTAGACCCCTTGACCCGATCTTTCTTAGGAGCCGGGGTTCCTGCTCCCGTTTTCTTAGTAGAAAGCTCCCGGGCCTCTTTGCGCATCTCGGCAAGAAGCTCTTCAGTCTTGTGAAGAGCTGCGTATACCTCTTTTGGGTCTGCCATTACGGGGCTACCTCGGGAATACCCAGGCCTGGAGGCTCTTGCCCGGCCTGCGCTCCGGGTGATTCCTCCTGGGGAGCTGCCGGAGCTTCTGACTCTTCAGCAGCCGGGTCTGCGGGGGCTCCGCCAGCTGCCTGTTGCAGTATTTGCTCTAGCTCAGGGGGGATGGGGCCTGCGGAAGCGCCCTGAGAGGCACCACGGACCGCTTCCATGACATCAGGCGCAACCACACCAAGAAGTGCCTCGGTAAGCTCAGGCGTGATAACTCCGCGCTCTTGGAGCATCCGGAGGGCTACCTCGGTAGGCTTGGGTGCGTCTTGGTCGGAGAAGCCATGAGCCCGTCGCCAGGTGTCGTAACTGATTGCTCCCCGGTCAAACCCTGCGTCTGCGTCTGTTGCTCGGTCATTACGAGTAGAGACAGCGCTGGGGTCATACCAAACAACAAGACGGTTTACGTCAACTTCTGGGTACCCCTGAGCAATAAGGTAGGGGCGAAGGTAGACAGCCGTAAGCGCGTCGACAATAAGAAGCATCAAAGGCTCAATGTGCGCCTTGTAGAGGCTCTCGTCGATTTGTAGGGCGTTGGAGTACTTAACGTTCGCCATTCCCGAAACGACGTCCTTAGGAACGTCAAGGCCCTGCATGATGCGCTCAAGGACGCGGTCCGAACGCTCAGCCAGTGCTGGGTCGAAGGAACGCTCAAACTTGAACTGCTTGATTGCGTCACCAAGCTCGGCAGGTCCACGGATAATCAAAGGAACAACGGCGCTTGCAGACTCTTCATCCCTGATGGGGGTCGTCATTGCGTCAATCAGTTGCTCTTCGAACTCGTCTTCTGCCTCTTCAGGTGTAAACGAAGCGCCCATGCCATCTTCATCATCAAAGGGGTAGTTAGGGTCAGCCTGGGCGGCAACGGAAAGTCCGTCTGGCAGGTAGAGAGCACCGGCGTTAAGACGTGAACGAGCTGTTGCACGGAATGTGCGGTTGAGCAAAAGAAGCTCAGCACACAGGTCAAGAAGACCGCGCAAGGAGCTGTCTGCTTCATCGGAAAAGCGAGGGTGTGATCGCCAAATGCGCCCAACAAAAGCTGACTTAGGAAGTGGGTACAGTCCCATTCCCTGAGAAGCCCCCTGGCCACTAAGCTGCTCACGGCGTCCGGCTACAGCAAAGTTACCTTTAGAGTCAGGAAGGACTTCATCAACGGATCTTACGTCCCAGGACTCTGGTTCCCCGGAGCCAATGCGAGCTGGGAACTGGACGAGATAGCACTCACCTGTGACAGAGATGTTCAAGGCGGCGTCTCTCAAAAGACCAGCCTGTCCGCCGTACGCAGAGCTAAGACGGGCTAGAGCACGCTCTGCAGCAGAAGCAAGGTTGGCTTCAATTGTTCCAGACTCGTGTACTGAGATGGGAGCCTGGCTGGGGTCGTCAACAGTTGCTGAATAAATGCGGATTCTGGAGATTACTGATGAAACAAGATTAAAAGCGTATTTAATTTCCCCGATTGCGTCGTAATATTCCCAGGCCTCAGACTGCCAA